GTTAGTGCTACTGGCTCAGGTGTGTACACTGGAACTGTATCAAGTACGCCAGTATTAGTAGAGTCTGCTTCTACTCCGTTTATAGCAACATACAACACAGCTCTTACTGCATGGTGGGCTCCAGACGACATTCATCTTGCTTTACCATTAATTGACACTGGCACTTATAACATGGTAGTAAATTGGGGCGATGGGTCGAGTGATACAATAACCGCATACAATCAACCAGCAGCAACACATACTTATGCGGCTGTAGGTATTTACGAAGTAACTATAACTGGTGTTTGTAATGGATGGTCATACAACCAGTGGGGTGATGGTTCAAAGTTAACAGATGTAAAACAATGGGGCAGTGATTTTAGACTTGGTAATACTGGAAATAACTTTGACGGTTGTGGCAATATGGTAATAACCGCAACAGATGTGTTAAACATGACTGGCACTACTAATTTATATGCTATGTTTAAAGATTGTGCGAAACTAGATAGGCTTCCCAACTTTGACACCTCGCTTGTTACTAAAATGTCATACTTGCTTAGCGGTTGTACCATATTTAATGCCTCTATAGCAGTACTTGATACATCTTCTGCTACTGATATGAAGGGTATGTTTCGATACTGTAATGCCTTTAACCAACCAATTAGCACACTGGATACCTCTTCCGCTATTGATATGAGTGGTATGTTTGAACAATGCTTTGTATTTAACCAACCAGTTAGCACCTTGAATCTAACAGGTACAATAAATGTGTATTCGATGTTTGAAAACTGCTATGCGTTCAACCAACCAGTATCAAGTTGGGATACTTCATCTGCAACTAGTTTCTTCGGCATGTTTTATAATTGCGGGTTTTTCAATCGGTCATTAGCTACATTCGATGTGACTAAGGCTGTTAGCTTGAGTTCTATGTTAACAGGGTGTGCTAACTACAGTAGGGCTAACTACGATGCGTTGCTAATATCTTGGGCTTCTCAGAGCGACATTACTGGCTTGAAGGCTGGTGCATATTTCGGTGCTGGAACTGTCAAGTATAGTGCAGGAGCCGCCGCGGCGGCTAGAGCAAACATAATAAACACTAACAGCTGGACTATAACTGATGGTGGACAATTCTAAAGGAGTGGTTTAGTTTGAATGAGTTATGTGGTGTTGAGAAGAAAAAATGGGTTGTCTGCCACAACGGTAAAGACATCCACCATATTATAGAACTTTCTAATGGCATTGTAGTAACAAGTGGGCTTCCGTATTTAGACTCATATGAGACAGAAGAAGAGGCGTTAAAGGCTGTTCCTGTAGAAAATGCAGAAAAATACAGTAGTAGTTTAAAGGAGGGTTGTAAATGCGATACAATTTAATACGCACCGCAAACCCTACAGTTGAACCAATCTCGCTTCAAGAAGCAAAGGACTTCCTTCGGATTTTCCCTTCTCCGGGATGCGATGGAGTTGTGACAGTTGCGGCAATCCCGCCCGCAACATACACCCCCTCAACCGTAACCTCGGCAAAGTTGGAGGTTCTGGCACTGAATGCTTCAGTAATTTTTAATGTGGGTACTGTGTTAGCCGCGGGCTCTATTGTTTTGACCGTTGAAGAGTCTAACGACGACGCACTTTGGGAAGTAATACACACATTCACTATCGTAACCCCTGCAAATGACGTAGCTGTGTACACGTATGATTATGATGGGGCTATGCGCTACATCAGAGTCAGTGCGGTAATAGCCACGGCAAATGCGGCATTCTCTGTTGAAATAAACACGATCACTGGGGACACCTCGGAGGACGATTTGCTTGAAAACCTTATCGTTCTTGCTCGGGAGTATTGCGAGGATTTCCAGAATAGAGCCTTTATCACGCAAACGTGGGAGATGTCTATGCCCTATTTTCCTTGTGGTATAATCGACATACCCAAGGGGAATCTGCAATCTATCGACTCCATAAAATACAAAGATGCGGATGGTGTGGAGACAACCCTTGCACCCACATCATATGTTGTATCGGATAGAGGGATTCTGGGGAGGGTTGCTTCGGCATATGGGACTGTATTTCCGTCCTTTGTACCTTTTCCTTTGGATGCCGTGGTTATTGAGTTCACTTGTGGATATGGTGACACCGCACTGGACGTTCCAGAGAGGGTCAAATATGCCATGAAGGTGTTAATTACCCATTGGTATGACAACAGGGCTTTATTGGTCAGCAGTAGCATGAAAAACGAAGTTCCTAAGTCTGTTAATACTTTGTTGAGTCAAGAAAGGATCGTGATAATGTGATGAACGCAGGGGAACTGAAGCATTCAATAACAATCAAACAGAGAGTACCGCTACAAGATGCCGCAGGACAACCCTACGAGACTTATGTCACGATTCTGTCGACGATGGCTAAAATCATGCCTTTGGTCGGCAAGGATTATTTTGCGGCTCAACAGATTGTCTCAGAAGTAACACACGACATTACGATAAGATACACACCAAGAGTAAAAGCGCACCAGATTGTGCGGGGCGGGTGTGGGAAGGTCTTTGAAATAATGGCGGTCATAAATGATAAGATGGACAGTCAATGGCTGTTTCTGAAATGCAAGGAGGTAGGCGGGCTATGAATATTTTCACAGGTTTTCCGTCGGCTATAGGTAAAAATGTCTCGGGGTATTCTGGCAGGGTGCATCCTGATGTTGCTCCAGAGGGATACCCACTACCCTACGCCGTTTACTCCCAGTTGTATTCCGACTCGCTAAAAACTTTAGAGGGCTATGCGGGGGAAAAGTCCATCAGTTATCAATTTGATTTCCATGCGGACACAAGGCTCGCCGCACAAACTGCGGGGGAAGCTTTTGTAGAACACATTAAAAATTTCAGAGGGTTGCTCGGCGAAATGGTCGTGCAGGATGTAGAAATTTTAAATGAAACTGGGTCAAGTAACTTCATAGGGTCTAAAATAAGGTATAATGCAAGTATAGATGTTCGATTTGTATGTGTAAAACCATAAAAATTAAAGGAGTGATTTTTGATGACACAAGCAGAAAACAGTATTGGTACGATTCTAACCATTGGGGTTACGCCTGTTGGTAAGCTCACAAAGATTGGCTCTCCAGAAATGTCAAAGGGGGAGATTGATGTTACAACCCTCGGCTCAACTGGTGGGTACAAGGAGTTCATCTCAGATTTCAGAGACGGAGGAAACCTCACATTTGAAGGCTTCGCTATTTCTGATTTGGGGCAAGATGCATTGAAAGCTAATTTTGATGCCGATGTGAACGCAGATTTTACAATTACATTGCCTAACGGCACGACCATTACTTTTAACGGCTACGTTTCAAAGTACAAAAAGGGCGATGCCGCAGTAGGTCAAGGACTCACGTTCTCTGGTGAGATTAGAGTTTCGGGCGTTGTAGATTATGCAGAAGTTGCTTCTGCGGCATTAACCACGATAGCTCTTACTAACCAAGCAGGGGCAGGATTAACTGGCGCGGTATACTCTAGAGCCTTTGCAGGAAGCGCTATGTCTTATGCGGCGACGATAACTTCTGTTGCGGCAGATACAGGCGTTAAAGTGACAGCCACTCAAGCTGTTGCTAGCATAATGGACTTGTATGTTGATGGTGCGTTCCTTGAAGCACTGACTACAGCTACTCCTTCGTCAGTGATTAGCTTAGCGGTAGGTCAGGCTAAGTTGATTCAAGTTAGAGAATACCAAACAGATAAAAGCCCAATTACTTACTCGTATATGGTTGGTCTTGTATCTTAGTCTATATTTCGAACACACTCTTTACCCATGGAGCGAGACACAATGTCTTGCTCCATTTTTTTGTGGTACAATAGAAACAATCAAAAAATTATCGGAGGTACTATTATGAAAATAACAGTTGACAACAAAATGTATGACCTAAGGCTCACAACGGAAGCCGTAGAAAAAATCGAGGATAAGTTCGATTCATCTTTTGGCGATCTATTCGTAGAGGGAAGGGCTTTAAGGGCGAAGGACTTGAACTACATCCTGTATTGCATGGCAGACACAACAATGCCTTTTGAGGAATTTAAAGTTAAGCTCTCAAAGGAGTTTACCTACCCTAAATGTATGGCATTATTGACTGAGGCATTCGAGATAAAAAACGACGAGGTGGTCAAGGCGTAGCTCCAAGACACAGGCAGAGTATTATTGCTTCTGCCGCAAGGCTAGGCATTGACCCCGACATTATACTGAAACTAGACTTTTCCGACCAAATGAATTATGTACTAGAAGCACAGAAACAAAGGCGAAGGGATGAAAAGAACAGGATCGCACTAGAGTATATGGCGGTTATGTGGAACAGGATCGAACCGAAGGACTTGCCCACTCTAAAAAGTTTAATCGGGGATGAAGATGAAGATGAAGATGAAGATGAGACCCCAATTAAAGTGCCAAAAAAAGAACAGAGTTCTGCTGAAATGGCAGATATTTTAAAGACGCTATCTATGCGGAGCAAAAGGAATAAACACACTTCAAGGAGGGGGTGACATTATGGCTATAAGGATACGACGACCAAAGATAACCCCGGTAGGGGCTAACAGCGCCGCAGGAACTAAGTCTATGCCCGAGGTGAAAGGGTTGAGGGAGGTTCAAAGGCTTCTAAGTATTCTGCTAACCGACGTGCCTGCTGTATATGAAGACCTTCTCGAAACTGTGGGGAGAATGATGGAGGTTGACACAAAAGCGGGCATAAAAGTGCTAACAGGGAATCTTATGTCCTCCGTCAGGCTCAGGAAAACATTCACGGCAAAAACGCACAGAGTTTCAGTAATAGCAGGGGGGCGCAAAGCCCCTCATGCTCATTTAGTCGAGTTCGGACATCGTATGATGACAAAAGATGGGAGGGTTGTTGGCGACGTAGAAGGCAAAGCTTTTATGCGGAAAGCCTTTGACAAAAACATACCTTTTCTAATTTCTGAATCCGAAAAAGCAATAGACGCAATAGTACACTAGAATGGAGGTGCGAAAGTGGCTATACGCTCAATTCAAATAAATCTCTCAGCAGATATAACAAATTTCACACAACGTTTATCACAAGCTCAGGGGCAGTTAGGGGGCTTTGGGAGCGAATTAAATAACCAATTGAAAAGAATATCGGCTAATACCAAACTACACATGGCGAATTTGGGGCACATGGGTACTGCAACCTCTAAAATGGCGGTAGAGTCTCGGGGCTTGGCTCATGAACTGCAGTTCCAGACAGCATACGTAAAAGAGGCGGCGGCGGCTTTAACCGCCCACAGAACTGCCACTAATCTCGATTCTACGGAGACGAGAGGTCTTGAATTAAATTTAAGTCGTGCAACTACAAAAATGGTTGAAATGGCTAATAAGATAAATGCACTAGGGGCGGCAATGCGACAAAACAGGGCAGACACCACGTTTGAACGCATTACACACGCACAGACTATGGCTTCGACAGCGACACGTCAAATGGTTGCAGACTTAGGGAATGAAGCCACCGCTGTCCAAAAGCTAGAAGCCGAATTGGTAGGGTTGGGGGCACAATGGCAAGCTAACGCAAGAGCACAGGTTGCGGCTAGAGCCGAGATAGCCCGATTCCAACAGGCTACAGCGAATAATGGATCGGAGTTAAGGAATGCGAAGGTCAATGTAAGGGCACTGAAGCTCAACCCCACCACTGATCCTGCAGATTTAGCTTCCGCTCAAGCTGAGGTGTCAAGGCTCACTGTTTCTTCTGGGGCATATAATTCGCAACTACGGAAACAAAAACAACTACTTGCTGATCTGAGTCTAGCCGCTCAAGAAATGCAAGTTAAGATGGAGGCATCCCAAAAGGCAATAGCCAAAGCCACATCGGATGCAATTGCCAAAATGAAAGAGGCGGTCGCTACTGCCATACGCTTGCGTTCATCCCTGAGTTTTGAGAGGGTTGCACACGAACAGAACATGGCTTCTATAGCAACACGTCAGCTGATTGCCGACCTAGGGCACGAAGCTACGGAAGTGGAGAAACTAAAAGCCAAAATAATAGGAATGGCAGGGG